AGAAGAAGCCCATCGGGTCGCAAAACAAATGATGGAAAACCCAGAGACAAAACCTGAGTTCGCTACGTACCCAAATGAAACAATGGCATATCTTGCAGGAATGGTAGCACAGACAAATTGTATGCTCGTCAAAGACATGGCAGACTACAAACTCTACGTACTCAATAACGCAGTGCAAGTTCATGAGTCGTCAGATAACCCAAAAGAAAAACTAATGGCTTTGCGAATGATAGGTGAGATGGATGGAGTCGACGCATTTAAAAAGAAAACAGAAGTGACTCACATTAATAAAACAGGTGAAGAACTAGAAAAAGAATTAAGAGAGACAATTGAGCAACTCAAAGGTAAAGTCATCGAAGGCGACCATCAGATAATAGACGATGATTAACGAACAAGACCTAGAGTTACTTCAAAGAGAGATACCTAATATGTCTGAACAAGACAGACAGAGACATCTTAGACTATTAAAACAATATAAGAAAGAATTAACTAAAACACAGGGGAAGGCAAACTTCTTAGACTTTATCAAGCATGTCTACCCCGATTATAAAGTAGGAGAACATCATGCAAAATTGGCTAAATTATTTGAAGAAATATCAAGAGGAGTTAGAAAACGAGTTATCGTCAATATCGCGCCTCGTCACGGAAAATCAGAACTTATTTCCTATCTGGCTCCGGCTTGGTTTTTGGGTAACCATCCAGCAAAAAAGGTTATCATGGCATCTCATACAGCAGATCTTGCTGTTAACTTCGGTCGTCGGGTCAGGAATCTCGTGGGTTCAGACCCTTATAAAGACATATTCCCCGATATCAGTCTACAAGCGGATAGTAAAAGCGCCAGTAGGTGGGGTACGAATCATAACGGTGAGTATTTCGCTATTGGTGTTGGTGGTGCTTTGGCTGGTCGTGGAGCAGATCTATTTATAATCGACGATCCCCATTCAGAGCAAGATGCCAAACTAGGCAAAGGCGACGTATTTTTGCCAGCTTGGGAATGGTTTCAGTCAGGACCACTGCAAAGACTTATGCCTGGCGGTGCAATTATTGTAGTAATGACAAGATGGTCTAAATTAGACCTGACAGGACAGATAATTAACCAAATGGTTAAGAATGATGAGGTAGATGACTGGGAAGTTGTTGAATTCCCTGCTATTTTAGAGGATAAAAAGGGAAATGAAGTTCCATTATGGCCTGAGTTCTGGCCATTAGAAGAATTAAAGTCTAGACGCGCTGCTCTAGACATACGATATTGGAATGCACAGTACTTACAAAACCCAACATCGGAAGAAGGAGCGTTAATTAAGCGAGAGTGGTGGAATATGTGGGAAGAAGAAAACCCACCACCCTGTGAATTTATAATAATGACACTTGATGCTGCTCAAGAAGCTAATACTAGAGCAGATTACAACGCATTAACAACATGGGGTGTATTTCTTAACGAAGAGACAAACAACTACGCTATAATATTATTGAATGCGATAAAAGAGCGTTTGGAATTCCCAGAACTTAAGCAGCTTTGCTTAGAAGAATATCAAGAGTGGGAGCCAGACGCCTTTATTGTAGAGAAAAAATCAAATGGGGCAGCTTTATATCAAGAGTTTAGAAGAATGGGAATACCTGTTGGAGAATTTACGCCTGGAAAGGGACAGGATAAGATTAGCCGTGTTAATGCTGTGTCTGATCTCTTTAGTGGCGGGGTTGTTTATGCACCCGATAAGCGTTGGGCGCACGAGGTCATTGAAGAATGTAACGATTTCCCTAGTGGTGCCAACGATGACTTGGTTGACTCCACAACTTTAGCACTCGCTCGTTTTAGGCAGGGCGGATTTATTCGATTGCCGAATGATGAAGAGGATGATATAGTAATGTTTAGGGGTAGAAACCATAAAAAATATTATGCCGTTTGATGAGCTTGAATACAGAAAGCAATACAGAAAAGATAATAAAGAAAGAATAACGGAAGTAAAAAAAGCTTGGTATAAGAGAAACAAAGAACGCGTCCTAGCTAAGAATAAAAAGTACGCACAAGATAATAGAGAAAAGAACAATCAATATAAAGCTGATTGGAAAAAAAGAAATAGGGAACAACACTTAGCTCAAGGAAAAGAATATAAGAAAGCAAACAAAGATAAGTATTCGGCATACGAGGCAAAAAGAAGAGCATTAAAATTTAGAGCAACGATAAGATTGACAGAGCTAGATAAATTTGTAATAAGCGAGATGTATAATTTAGCTCAATTAAGAACAGAACAAACAGGGTTCCAATGGCATGTGGACCACATAGTGCCATTAACTAAGGGGGGCTTACATAAGCCCACTAATTTACAAGTTGTCCCAGGAAGCTGGAATGAGTCCAAGGGCAACAGAAACTGTGATGTATATAATAGGGCGATATAAAAATGGCAGACATAGATAAAGGGTTATATGCAGCTCCAGAAGGCATAGAAGAAATAGCTGAAAATGAAGAAGCTATTGAAATAGAAATAGAAGACCCAGAAAAAGTTACTATTGGTATTGGTGATAGTGAAATTGTTATTGATCCTGATAGGATGGATGATGATACATTTTCTGAAAACTTAGCTGAAGAATTAGATGACCAATATCTAGCTGAACTATCTTCAGATTTACTCGAAGATTTCTCTAATGATATAAACTCTAGAAAAGACTGGCTTGAAACTTATGTTGATGGCTTAGAACTTCTTGGTCTTAAAATAGAAGAACGCACTGAACCATGGGAAGGCGCATGTGCTGTATATCACCCACTCCTATCCGAAGCATTAGTTAAATTCCAAGCTGAAACAATGATGGAAACTTTTCCAGCTGCAGGCCCTGTGAAGACTTCTATTATTGGTAAAGAAACACCTGAGTGTTTAGAATCAGCAGCACGAGTTCAAGAGAATATGAATTATCAGCTCATGGATAAAATGCCAGAGTACCGACCTGAACATGAAAGAATGTTATGGGGACTAGGTTTAGCAGGTAATGCGTTTAAAAAAGTTTATTATGACCCAGCACTAGAACGACAAGTATCTATATTTGTACCAGCTGAAGATATGGTTGTACCTTATGGTGCATCTAATTTAGAAACAGCTGAACGTATTACTCATGTGATGCGTAAAACAAAACAAGAAATTCATAACTTGCAAGAGATGGGCTTTTATAAAGATATTGAGTTAGGTGAACCTAATTATGACCTAGATAGCGTTGAGAAAAAAATTGCAGAGCAGATGGGCTTTGATGCTACTAATGATGATAGATATAAAATACTAGAGATGAATGTTAACCTTGACTTAGAAGGTTATGAAGACAAAGATGGAAATAGAAAAACAGGAATAGCATTACCCTACGTTGTTACTATTGATAAAGGCACTACAGAGATTCTAGCAATTAGACGTAATTGGAATCAAGATGATAGTATGAAAAAACGCCGTGAACATTTTGTTCACTATGGTTATATACCAGGGTTTGGATTTTACTGCTTTGGACTAATACATTTGATTGGTGGCTTTTCAAAATCAGGCACAATGTTATTAAGACAGTTAGTAGACGCAGGTACATTATCTAATCTCCCAGGTGGATTTAAAGCAAGAGGCTTACGTATTAAAGGTGATGATACACCAATTGGACCAGCAGAGTGGAGAGATGTTGATGCACCGTCTGGAACTATCCGTGATAACTTAATGCCACTACCATATAAAGAGCCAAGTCAAGTACTTGCAGCTCTAATGGATAAAATTATTGACGAAGGTAGACGCTTTGCTTCTGCTGCAGATATGAAAGTATCTGATATGTCAGCTAACTCTCCTGTAGGTTCTACACTTGCAATACTAGAACGAACACTCAAAGTAATGTCGGCAGTTAATGCTCGTATCTATTACTCAATGAAGAAAGAGTTTGGATTACTTAAAACATTAATTAAAGACTACACAGATCCAAACTATCAATATGATCCTGCATCAGGAACACCAGGTGCTAAACAAGCTGACTACGATAAAGTTAATCTTATTCCTGTTGCTGACCCAAACGCTGCAACTATGGCACAGAAAGTTGTGCAGTATCAAGCAGTTATGCAAATGGCTCAACAGAATCCAGATATATATGACTTACCAGAACTCAATAGACAGATGTTAGATGTACTAGGAGTTAAGAATGCAGAGAAACTTATTCCTAATAAAGATGATGTAAAACAGTTAGGTCCTGTAACAGAAAACATGAATATTATAAATGGTAAACCTGTTAAAGCATTTCTTGACCAAGACCATGAAGCCCACATCGCTGTTCATATGGCGTTT